CAATGCTGTAAACCTCGACCGCCGGCACCATGGATTCGATGATCGTCATCACCCGTTCGCTCATGTCGCCGTACAACGCGTAATTACTGCTGAACACCTGAATGCCGTGGCGGCGCAGATCATCACGAATCTGAAAATACGGCGCGCCCATTTTCACAAAAGGTTTGGCATCGTAGCTGCGCGCGATCACGCAGCCATCGTTATTGCTCAGCACGACAATCGGCGTCTTCGCCAGATCGGGCCGGAACACTCGCTCACAGCTGGCATAGAAGCTGTTGCAATCGATCAGCGCGAAGACCTGCTCACGATTTGCCATGGTCGCGCACGCTGTAAGTCACCACGCCCCAGATAACCAGCTCATCCCCTTCCATCACGTAGCGAGGCGGGTATTTGCTGTTGGCCGAAAGAAGAATGATCGTGTTCTCGCGCATGTGCAGGCGCTTACAGACAGGTTCGGAGTTGAGACCGGCGATGACGATATCGCCGTGCTCGGCATTCAGGCTGCGATCAACAATCACCAGATCACCGCAAAATATCCCGGCGTCCTGCATGCTCTCGCCTTCGATCTTCGCCAGATAAACGTGCGGTGCACGAATATCGAAAACCTCGTCCAGAGAGATGTGCTTTTCAATGTGATCAGCCGCAGGCGAAGGAAAACCGGCGGGAATCCGAAACGAATACAGCGCAAGCTGTTCGCCCGCGCCTGACAAAGGGCCGAGGATGGTGACGCTCATGATACGAACCTGATAGTGAGTTTACTGTATGCGCATAGAGAATGATCACCAAAACACATTTCATGGATGCCGAGCACCAACGGTCCCATATGACCATTTTCCAGACACCAAAAACCACAAACCCCCGACTTTCTCTAGGAAAATCAGGGGTTTGTGTTTACTAAATGTGGCGGTGAAGGAGAGATTCGAAACTACCCGTTTGCGCTTTTTTGAGCACACCCCCCCGGTTTATAAGGGCTGCAGAGGAGCGAGATTTTTAATCTCAGTCCCATGGCAGTCCCATGGGTTTTGCGCACCAGGTTGCAGAACAGGGTCGCGAAAGCCATTTCGACCTTTCATGTTGACCCATGGGAAAAAGGTAATTTTGGTAATACAGCATGAGCCAACCTCTGGAGGCCTTGAAAATCGTGGCGTTGGGAGAATTCCTTAAAGGTAATAATTTGGTAAGTATGAAGTTAGAAAATTACCCTTCCTACGAGTAATCCCTGATAGCCCTCAAACCCAGTAAAATGGGGCACTTCAGAAATTATTACCCTAACTCTTACCTAAAATTACCTCTTGAGGTAATGACTGAAAGCCAGGCACCACAAGGGGTGTAGCCCATTTCTACATCTCGCTTACCAAAATTACCTTTTTCCCAGCCCACGTTTGAAAAATATCCATACGGCGAATCCCAAGCAACCGCTTTCGGGTTTAATCTGGAGCACTCTCGCTGCTATCTGGTTTCTTTCAGATGGAGCCAGTACCTATGCCAAGGGAAGATGCTTTACCCGGGAGCACGACGCGTGAGGTGTTCGATGTATTCCAGCGCGAGCGCAGTAATCCGCGCTCATCTTTTCATGACAGGGTCAAAAATGCTCGTCGAGCAACGGACTTGAATCGTGGACAAAAGGATTATGAGCCCGAGTAAGACAACCCTATTTGTTGGGCGAGGCCTTATAAATCAGCGATCTGAGCGGGCGCCTGTGTATATGTGCCGAATAGAAATCTTCCTAAATTGGACGGATTATTTCGTGGTAAAGCCTCCAGCCGCCTGTTCAAGTGACGAGGCGCTCACTGATTGCTGCTAGTCTGCGATTCGATCATGGCCTTCCATTTCTTGGCGCGGTATTTCGAATTGGAAAGACGCCGCTTTCAAATTGAATCAGGAGAGTTTGAGATATGGACAATGGTCACCCACCGCGTAGCGAGCAAGTCGAGGCGCTTTTGCAGGCGCTGGAACGGGACAAGGACGCACTGCTTAAGCTTTGCATGGATGTCGTCGGTCCCTCTGGCAGTCCGATGTACCCGTTGGACTGGATGGTATTCGCCGCAATTAAGCGAACCGTCAGTACCTCAAGTGCTACGGCGGCAATGGTCCGATCCTGGAATATGGTGTGTGCACGCTCAATGTTACGAATGCATATAGACACCGCATTGCGATTTTCAGCCGCGTGGTTAGTCTCTGACCCTCATCAGTTTGCTACAGATGTGATGAAGGGAGTGCCGATCAACAGGATGACGGACCGCAGCGGCAAACAGCCCCTGTCAGATGCTTTTTTGGTTGAAACACATAAGGCCGAGTATCCCTGGCTTCCCGACGTCTACAAAAATCTGTGTGGCTACGTGCATTTTTCGGGGGCGCATATCACTGACTCGATCTCGAATATCGAGGACGCTTCTCGAACCATTGAGTTTGAGATATCAGCCACTGATTTGAAATTTTCTGATTCTAGCTGGGTTGAGGTTTTGAATTGCTTCAGGGAGACGACCTCGATCCTTTCTTGGTACCTCCAAGGGTATGCAGAAACGAAAAAGCTCACCAAAGAAAAGTTTGAGACTCTGAGTAGCAAGAAAGAAAGCTGAGTATCTGTTTGTCAGCACGATCGGAGAGTTGGTATCCCATGACAGATTTTATTCACGAAACGCCCGCTGCCCTCAAATGGGTGGTTGAAGCGGAAAAGCGACATCAAGGTAGGGCGTATGGCGAAGTTGTGCGCGCGGTGGTTTGGACAGATGATCGCGATAATGAAGGCCAATTATTGGTTGATGTCGATCCAGATACACTGGTTGCGACAATAAACAGCGATCCGTTTGTCCTTCTTGAAAATCATGACCCTGGACGTCCAAAAGGACAAATACTTGAGGGTGCGTTTTTTGAAACTGCTGACGGTCGGAAGTTTATCGCCGCGGTTTTAGGTTATTACGCTGGCGGAGACGTTTTGAGCTTTCGTGGGCTGGGAGTGAATACTGGCATCCCGGTGCCGCCTCCTCAGCAGCTTCCAGCGTTACTAAATGATGTGTGGATAGAGATCGGAACGGACTCAAGAGAGGTGGACCCAGCTTGGCTGGAGCAAGTCACCAGCGATGCTCCTATCAGAGTCGAACACACTGAGCTTTCGCATAACTCAGCAGAGACTTTTCAAGAGCTGATTCGCATTGGCCTACCTTATGTGATCCTCGTCTGGAATCCTTTTGTGAAGGCTTTGGCTTCAGAGGCTGGAAAAGCAACCTATCCCGCAATCCATGCGTGGGTTCGGAAGCTGTTTAGCCGATTAGCTGATCGACGCAGTCCTATACTCGACTTCCACTCTCATCAGGACGGTTGCCAAGTCTCTTTTTTATTCAGAGGCAAGGACGAAAAAAAACTACGTCAAGCGATGGATTTGTTGGCCGGCGCAGCGGCACAAGCAGCCCGGTTGATCTCAAGGCTGAAGGGGCTAGGAAAAATCAGCCGACAGTTGGTCTATGAGTTCGATGACGAGACGCTCCAGTGGTCTCCGTCTTTTGTGCTGTTGGATGATGGTCGAATCATCACCGATAACCTTGCACTTATCGCAATCGAAAATCTTCCCCAAGGATTGAGTCTCGGTTTGACGAGAAGCAATTCCCTGTGAAATGTAGTCGCAGTCCAAATAGGACGATCCGCTGCCCACAGCCCATATGATCGTTGGGCTGTGGCGACCTCCCCGAGTCATGCCGTCGCCATCGTTTTACTTGATTACTCAACGTGATCGCATTTAAAAAACGCTGAAAAAGCCGGGTTTTTCAAGGCTTGGCTCAATGAACTCGGCGCTCAATTTCCCTTCCGCCCACCAACACCTCAACGTTCGTTGTGCAAACTTCCTTACCTTTCTTTTCAAAACTCTGCACAGCGTGCAAAGACCAGTTAGCTCAGGAGGCCACCAGCCTACGTGGCCGGAGCGTCAATTCGTACAACGTTTCCGTTTTCACAAAAAGGCGATGCGCAACCCGTCGGCGGGAGGGGGATAAGTGCTTTTTCACCGATTTTTTATAGAGATCGATTCGTTGCAAACGATTGAACACTCGCAGGGCTGATGTCTCGTGGACTCCAGCCTTTTCGCGTGCAGAGCTTAGAGATTCGCTAGCATCGCCGTAGTCGCATAATCGCGTCTGTAATCGCTTGTGCATTTGCGTCCAAGGTTTCCATGGCGACGAATGCGTTACCTGCAACATCCGCTACGCCGCTCTCTGAAAGCCACTTAGTGATCTCCTCGATGGCCGCGCCTAGCGCGTGCTGATTGTGTAGAAGCAACGTCAGAGCATCTGCCGTGGCGATCTTGCATTCCGAGTTATCCAGCATGGTGGCCATCCTTAAAAAGTGGTCTCGTAAGATTAGTCCATCCTCCGGATAGCTCGCTGGACGTTGCTAGATTAGTCAGCCTTAACCGACTCTGCTCGATGCGACGCTGGCAGGCATGGTAGTAACCGGCTTCGTGTTGAGCGGTATTGATTACATCGACGGCTGCGCTTATGCGCAGTCGAGGTGGTGTCGACTCGGCTGAAAAGCAATTAGCGTGTGCACACAAAAAACCAAAATACAGACCATTCTTATTTTAAACGGAACAGCCATCTCCCACCCTCAATAAAATACATGCAACGCATGCGTCAGACATAAAAAATCTCACAATAAGTCGCCACATCAACGTGTATACAACGCGCCTCTGCTTTTTTGAGATATTTAACAGGATTATGAATAGGTTTTTTTAAATGCGATCAACACTACTACGCACAGTATCACTTTTAGCTGCTGCTACGATCCCCCTTTGTGCAAATGCTACCTGCACTTACCTTGCGGGGCACGGCCCAGTAACCATGAGCACCAAACTCCCTCCCAGCATTACTGTTCCAGCGAATACGCCCAACGGTACGATAATATACATAGGGGGCGATGGTTTTGCGAAAGAGCTAAAAAATCGATTTGGTTGTACTACTAGCTTTTCCGCTGGAAGTATGGACGCACGAGGACAGAATGCGACCTCTGGAACTTACCCCATAGGAGATACAGGCTTGGCGTGGGAATGGACTACTAACCAGGAGAGAGTTGGACAATACCCTGCTATCACAAAGGATGCCGCCCCCGATTATACTTTCAACTATTTGATCCTAGGTTTTAATATCGTTAAAATCGGAGACATCAAAGCCGGTGCAAGAATCCCCGGCGGAATATTGGGTTATTACAGAGATGGCGAACTTTACCCGATAACCCTAAGCGTCACGGAAATGAATGTTGTCGCAGCCTCCTGCGAAACACCGGATATCACTGTCCGAATGGGCACCTTCACGCTCAGCGACATTGGGAAGGCACAGGGAAGCCACTCTGAGCCTGTTGCTTTTGGCATAAAATTGAATAATTGCCCAGCAGGCCTTAATAAAATAAATTATCGCTTCACGAGAGTCGGCGAGACTGCCGATTATCGAAATGGTGTCATCAGATTGAATTCCAGTTCCACAGCCAAGGGTATTGGCATCCAGATAAAACACTCCAATGGCCAGCCAGCCATAATCGACGGCACAACCAAACAAATTTATGACGGTTATGATTCAAAAGGAGGAAACTTTGAAATCCCTATGACGGCCGCATATTTTCACATCGATAACGAAGACTTGAAGCCTGGCACAGCCAATGCCGAGCTTAACTTTACAATTGAATATCTATAACCGGAAAACTTTACAGCTAACAAAAAAAACAATGCAGCTTGATTGGTTTCAACCGTTGAGTTACGCCTAATAGCGCTGACTCAAAAATTATGCATTTAACTGTGCATCCACAAATAAAACACACTACATCGATACCGCAGGCTTCGGCTGCAACGTTATTTTTTCGAGTTTTACTAGGCCAGTAGAAGCTTGCGATGCATACAGGGTAAAATTGCCCGCATTGTTCGGCGTTTGCGTGACGCCATGATTATGCATGGCTATTTGCACATTCATATGCTCAATTAATTTAAGCACATCGCAAACAACCTGAAATAAGTTAATCGATTCCGACCCAATCCAGTTCTTCGGTGCCATCAGGTGCTGTTGTTTAGCTACGATGCTTCGGCGCAGCCCTTCAATTCGCTCCTGCATATCGCCTCCCACAGTGGCGTTGTACTTCTTTCCGACAACCAGGTTCAGATCACGACCGGTCGCTAGGTGCAGATCATCCACTGCCGCCAAGCTCGCGGATCCGCCCGACATCAGCTTGAGCGCTCCCAGCGCCTCGATCTTTTTCACACCACCCACAGTTTCGGTCGAGTGGTCGTCGATCGTCTGCGTGTAGCTCTGGAACTGCTCGCGGTTGTCCAGAGCTTCGACTTCGCGCTCGATCGCCTGATCTCGGATCTTGCCATCGGTCTGGCGTAGCCAGTTGCCATCGGCGTCGACGCGCTGCTGGGCGGCTTCGCTGTGCTGCCATACCTGGTCGCCCTTGGGCACCTTCGGCATGCTCAGCCCGTGCGGCAAGATCGATTGAATGTAGGGTTTGTTCGGTAGCCCGTAGGCAAAGCACACCACCACCCGCGTGCCCTCCTCCGGGAATGCATAGATGCCCATTTCCTCGCCACCGGTGGGCAGCGGCAATGGAACGCCAGTGAGCGGCGGCATGGCTGGGTCTGGTTCGTCGTCGGCGCCGAGCACTTCGATATCCACGGCATAGCGCGGGCGGAAGTCGTCGCACAGTCCGGCGTCCGCCGGCGCATCGGCCACGGCGATAACTCGGGCAAATCGCGGCAAGTGATAGCCACCGGTGAGTTCGGGGAATTGGCGCTCTACAGCGCGGCGGATTGCGTCGTCCATCGGATGGCCATCTGGTCGTTGGTGAGTGCAACAGTGGTAATGCGCTCGCCGTTGTTGATCGTTGCACCTGGTCGCAATCCGGGAAGGGCCGCGACCATCGCGCTTTGGTTGCCCTGGTAGCCGTCGAACAGCTCCGTGGGAATTTGCAGCGGCGCACGTGCGCCGAAAAAACTGTCGGCCCAACTGCCGGCGAACACTTCACCGTTGCCTAACTGGTGCCAGGTGAAGTCGGGAATGCTGAACACTCGGGCCAAACTGTCCATCGCCTGGTAACCGGCAGCAAGGCTGTAGAAATACGGCGCCTTCACGCTGGCATAAGGCCGATCCGGTATACGAAAGCGCAGCCCGGTCTGTTCGCTGACCTGGGTCAACACTGCGCGCAGATCCACATGACGTAGGTTCAACGGCAACGGGTTGGCAAGTATGGCGGCCAGCTCACGGCAGAACAGCACCTGTTCGACCGCGTTGGCGGCCGTGCAGCGCTCGACGTAGCCAATGAAGTGCCGTTGCAGCGTGCCCTCGTTGTAGCCGATATCCAGCGTCACCAGCCCTTTCAGCGGCACAGGGGATTGAACTGTGAAGTTCGCCCGGCCGGGGCTGATAGCGTCCAGCCTGACGTCCTCCTTGATGAGAGCGATCGGGGCGCCGTTGATGGAAAGTATCTTGTGCAGTTTCACGTCTGCTCACTCCCAAGCCACTTATCCACACGTCCCAGCACTTTTTCGAAGCCGCTCAGCGCGGGGTTGTCGTTGGTTGCGTCCCCGGCGGTGCCTTCGCCGACCGTACTGCCCGGGGCGCCCTGAGCGTCTACCTTGTTGCCGGCGCGCCGGCCTTCGACTTTCTCCGGGTTCGATTCACGTTCGCTCAGCGTGAACTGCACAAGCCAGGCTTTCAGCGTGTCCGCCTCCCGAGCGCTGACACCGTCGGAGAACTCCACCTGGCGCACACCGAAGGCCTCGGCCGTGTCGTTCACAATCCGATACAGATGGAGCTGGCCACCGCCGGCGGTAGATTCCGCCATGCGCAGCAGATCGGTAAGCTGGGTTTTATCCGCGAAGGGGATCATCAGCGAAACGGCCAGCGTCTTGGGCTTGAAACCTTTGTGAGCCTTGTCGGTGTTGCTCGTTTGGCCGGACATGTCGCCGCTTTCGATACGCAGATTGG